TGGTAATACATGTATTTTTGGAGGAACATCTGAAGGTGAGAAGCAAAGACTGAAATCGCATTTGCGCAGTGTTTACGACTCAATTCTATCTGGTGAATTATCGGTGCCAACAAAAGGCGGTGAATGATGATTAACCTAAAAGTAAGGCGCCTTACCGATACTGCAAAGCTGCCAACTTACGCACATGATGGTGATGCATGTTTTGATTTGTATGCTGATGACGTTAACGAGACGCACGGCGGCACTGTGTTCACTTGTGATACTGGTTTATCTGTAGAAGTTCCGCAAGGTTACGCTATGATGATTTATAGCCGCTCTGGTCATGGCTTTAAAAACAATATGCGCTTGTCTAACTGTGTGGGAGTTATCGACTCAGGCTATCGCGGGGAATTAATGGTAAAGCTAACCTGTGACCGCCAGATTCAGTATGTTCCGAAAGTCGGCGACCGCATCGCACAAGCCATGCTTATTCCTGTGCCAGTTGTGACATTTGATGAAGTCACAGAATTAAGCGATAGCGAGCGCGGCGATGGCGGATTTGGGAGTAGTGGACGTTAAATCATATTCCCGACATCGGCATAATGATAAGGCGCTTAGTGCGCCTTTTTTGATAAATATCTTGTAATAGTTAAATAATGGCTATACACTGACTTTAGTTTATAAAGGAGTTACAAAATGAGTGATTTAAGTTCAATCAAGCGCCGTATTTCATATCTTCTATCTGATATGAGCAGTGATGAAAAGATAACCGCTATAAACGAATTGCGAGAGCATATACACAATGAGAGCCCATTCAAAAATGAGCCTGTTGATATGGTCTATTGGGTTAAAAATGAAAATGTTATAGCGAATGAATATAACCCAAATAGCGTTGCTCCGCCTGAGATGGAATTGCTTGAGCTTTCAATTAATCATGACGGCTACACTCAACCAATTGTTTCATTCCCGCACGATGGCGTTATAGAGGTTGTTGATGGATTCCATAGGCACAGAGTTGGTAAGGAGTCAGATGTAATACGGGAGAGGGTTAATGGGTATTTACCAATTGTAAAAATAAAAGAATCGCAGGAAGGAAAAAATGACCGAATAGCGTCCACAATTCGGCATAACAGAGCCAGGGGGAAACACAAGGTTGACTCGATGTCTGAGATTGTTTTGGAATTAAAACGCCGCAACTGGTCTGACTCAAAAATAGGTAAAGAATTAGGAATGGATCCTGATGAGGTTTTACGGCTAACTCAAATTCGAGGGTTAACTGAAATGTTTAGAGACCATAAATTTAGCGAGGCGTGGAGAGCTGAATTTATAAACATAGATGAAAAAATTGGAATGATTGATGAAGAAAATTAAGAGGGTTTACCACCATGCGGAGCTTCTTGAAGAAGCTCCAATGTGGGGAAATTGCAAGCCAAGTGAAACTGAAACTTTAATAACAAAATCATTTAATCTATTATCAAATATTGAGTTGTTTATTAATGCATGTCGTGATGTAATAGTTAAATGGCCTTATAGCTCAGAGCACAATCTTTCAGCTAGAGCGCAAAATAGAAAGGCGTGGATGGGTCAGGCTGCTTGTTATGTTTCTCATGATTCAACTGAATACACAACTAGGCAAGCGTGGCGGATGTTAAGTGATGAGCAGCAAAATGAAGCAAACATGGCTGCACAAATAATTATAGAGGAGTGGGAGAGATGCCAAAAATAGGTCTTGGAAAAAGTGTGTATGACGCTGCAATTGAGCGCATTGAATATACTTTCGCTAATTTTGAGCGTGTTTATTTATCATTCAGCGCAGGTAAAGACTCTACAATAATGCTGCATCTTACAGCATCAGTTGCAAAGCGTATTGGTCGCAAATTCGGAGTGTTGCTTGTTGATTTGGAAGGTCAATATAAGCTAACAATGGAGCACGCAGAAAAATGCATTGACATGTATAAGGATATTATCGACCTACATTGGGTGTGCCTTCCGATTCACCTTAGGAACGCTGTTAGTGTGTATCAGCCATTTTGGAAGTGCTGGGATCCAGAAGCTAAAGACGCATGGATTAGACAGCCGCCTAAACGATCAATTACAGATGTTAATTTTTATCCGTTCTTCACTGACGGAATGGAATTTGAGGAGTTTGTGCCTGAATTTGGAGAGTGGTACTCGGAAGGAAAATCGTGCGCGTGCATGGTTGGCATTCGAGCAGATGAGTCATTAAACCGATTCAGAACTATCGCCACAGATAGAAAAATAAAGCACAACGGAAACCAATGGACAACAAAAGTCACTGAAAATACATATAACATTTACCCGATTTACGACTGGAAAACGGCAGACATCTGGAAGTATCACTATGATAATGCATGTATGCCATACAACGAACTTTATGAGGTGATGTATAAGGCAGGTGTCCCGCTTGGTAATATGCGCATATGCCAACCATACGGCGATGACCAGAGACGTGGTTTGTGGTTATTTCACCTAATTGAGCCGCAAACGTGGGCAAGAGTGGTGTCGCGCGTTAATGGTGCTAACGGAGGCGCGCTGTACGTTCAAGAGTGGGGTAATGTCACTGGGTACAACAGGATAACAAAACCAGTTGGTCACACGTGGAAGTCATTTGCGACATTGCTTGTAGCCAGCATGCCAGAGTCAGTCCAGGAGCACTATGAAAACAAAATAATCCTGTTTCAACGGTGGTGGAAAAACAAAGGATATCCCGATGGGCTTCCTGACGAGGTTGATTATAGGCTTGAGCAGGCTAGAAAGGCTCCATCGTGGAGAAGGGTTTGCAAATCCCTACTTAGAAATGATTACTGGTGTAAAGGTCTAGGATTTAGTCAGCAGTCAAGCGCTGGATACGTTAAATACCTTGAGTTAATGAAAAAAAGAAAAGAGAAGTGGACAGAGGAGTGTGAAAATGAATAACCATACAGGTATACCTCCATTAACAAGTTACTGCGGAGGGAGTTCAACATGGCCCAGACAAAAAGCAAGTAAGTGGGTTGACGCTACAGACGGAAAAACATGGTTTAAAGCATTTATTGATGAAGCGAATAAGTGGCATACGCTACCTAACGGAATGAATGTTATAGACTGGAAATAAGGCCCATACGGGCCTTTTCACTTAACTCCACCACCCGCAGCAATCCACGCATCCTCTTGCTTCTGCATTTTAGCAATCAGGTTTTTAGCTAGCGCCTCGCCTTTTTCGTTAACGACAGTACTTACGATTGAGCAAAGACAGTTAATTGCGTTCCCGTTCACTGCATAGAAATCATTAACCTCTTTCTGTGTGTACAGCTTACCATGCCTCTCGCTGTGCGTTTTTCTCGTTCGCCCTGGTATCAACGCACTAACCCACAGCATCTTCATTTTCAACTCGAACTGCCTTGCAGCCTGTGCTGACTCATCCATGACGGCAGAGCGGAAGGATACACCCATTTCTGTGCGGGCAATGCGTAGTGCTCGTTTCTTGTCGCCGTCAATAGCTTCTGCCAGCTGAGACACGGCCCATTTCGGCGACTTGCCGCGAGCGATAGTTTCACCAAGAATAAACCGCGCCTTCTTTGTCACGTCATCCGTAAACCCGCGCATTTCGTTAAACGTGCGAGCTGATACGATACCAATGCGCCGTTGATATGGCTGACTGAACAACACCTGATGCAAGTTTTGGTATGTACGGGCATAACTATCTGCCTGTTGGCTAATGAAGGCGTGAGCGTAGCCTGTGCCTTGCTCGTATGCTGCCTCAGTGTATCCACTAAAAAACCAGTTATCACCAGGCTGATTATTATCATCCATCATGATTTTTTCTATCAGCGCATCGATGGTTTCATCCAGTCGCATAATTTCGTTCAGGTCGATTTCATACAGATACGTTTTCTCTGCATTTAGAAAGTATGAGCGCGTATTGCTTGCTGTCTCGATAGGCTTTAGTGACTCATAAACAGCGGTGACTTCTTTCTTGATGCGGTTGAGTCGGCGCTTAAACTCACCATAAGCCTTTACGATTCTACCAGCTTGGAATGTCGGGTCTTTGATTGATACGGTTGCCATTTTGTAGCCCTGAAAACTTTTTTTCATTATATCACTTGTTGATAGTGTGTTTTTGTGTAATAGTTAAATCAGGTTTTTAGATGGAGAGTTATGATGATTAAGACTCCGGTAAGTTACTCTGAATCTGTTACTGTTTTTTATCCTTATCCACAAATAGATGATGTGGATGGTGAGTTTTTATTTGAAGTAAAAGACAAGGAATCAGCAAAAGAAATTGTTAAGCGCATCAACATGCACGATGAGCTTGTTAATGCACTTCAAGACGCAAAAGATTTTACAGATTGGTATTACACTGGAAAAGCAGATGGTGGCAGACCAAAAAAACCACTAAATGAAATTGCAAAGAATATTGGCGAACTACTGGAGCGCTGCAAATGATAGTAACAGCAATCACATATTACATAATCTACTGCGCCATTATGATGGCTTTAACTGCGGTAGTTGTTACAAGTTGGTGTAAAGGTTATGCAGAAGGAGTTAAAAATGGACAAATGTAGAGAAGAGTTTGAAATATTCTGGATAAGAAGATGCGAGGAATTGGAAATCAAATGCGTGTTAACTAGATCGGCAATTGATGGCGATTATCTCTACATTGACGCCAATTACGCATGGATAGGATGGCAAGCATCACGCGAAAACATGAAGGGTATTAAATTGCCTGAAATTTTAGGTGCAGATATGGATGGAGGAAATAAAGTTATGATGGCAAATGAAGTAATGGACGCAATAACATCAGCAGGATATAAGGTGGAAGAATGAAACAAGTATTAGAAATGCCAACTAGCGGGCAGTTTGTAGCGGTGTGGCAAAAAGAAGAAATAGTTATATCAGAATGCTTTGATTGGCTAACCGATGGTCTTTTTGCAATTAACATGAGAAAAACATTAACCGATGAGCAAATAGATTACTTTAAATCAAATTTCACTCAGACATACTTCATCGCAGACTAGCCCCATCCTTGGGGCTTTATTTTTACTTAACTGCGTCAATAGCATCTTCTTTAATCATGCCATCCACCTCTTTCTGCAAATCCGTGTCCGCATCCGGCTCATAGCCACCAGCCACGCGCATTTCATTAGCATCAAACAGCAGTCCTGCACCTGTTAACGATTTACTGTTAGCATCTGCCATAGCGATAGCGAGCTGCACCTTTTCAAGCGGTGACGGAACTAGCAAATCAGGCCAAGAGATATCAAATTCTTTGCCAACCCAGCAGCCTAAGCCTTGCAGGAACGCGACAAAATCCAGAATGTCGTTATTCAGCACCTGATTACGACGACCTTCCGCCAGCATTGCCATTACTTTGCCATTCTCAGTGCTCGCTCGGTCACCTGTTAGCGTTCCGGTTAGCTCAGTAGATGGAATGCCGCCAAGTGCCGCGCAGAACTCGTTCATGTTCCATTGTGCGAACTCTGCAATCGCGGGCATGGAGACTGACAGCGCGGTCATGTCTACGCCTTGTGTTACCACGAAAGCATCTAGGTATTTGTTTAAGTCCTCCCCCATCCCCTGAAAGTAATCTGCTAGACTTTCATTTGGATTGAGTTTTAGGTCTCTTTCTATTTCTCTTATTTTTGCGTCTTTATCAAAGTTCGCGTGAATCTGCCGCATTGAGTTTTTAGCGAAGCCCTCAGCTCCTGACTGATTTAGCTTGAATAGTGCAAACGCTGAGTTATAAGCCGACGCCAGCAGGTTGTTGCCGCCTTCCGATGACAAGCCATCAGTGAATACATCACCAAGATAGAATACCCGGTCACGGTGAATGGTTATGTCTATCGGCTTCACGCGCGTATTCATTGATTCGTCTAGAATAACCGGCTCGTGATACGTCCAAAGTAAAGGCTCTCCGTAGGTGTCGCTCATGCGGTCAGCGTCCGTGCTGGATACTTTCAGCTGGTCTTCCCACACAGGATAAAATCCAACAATCTTGTCAGGCGTTAAACCATCAACTGGAAGCGACCAGTCTTTTCCGTCGGCAATGCGCAAGATAAGCGCTGAGTAGTTGCCAACCATGCGGTACTTATCGGCCATAGAGAAACATCGCCATAACTTTGTACGCTTAGCGAATGCTGCGAATTCTTTCTCTGTTGGCGTTTCTTTGCGGTCTTTCGCCTCTTCTCCGCTGCCTTCTACAATCTCAGGGTTATCCTGCCACACTTTACCGCACAGTTTATCAATCGCGCCTTTCACAAAGCCGTTACGGTCATACAGGTTCTTCTTAGCTTGAAATGTCAGCTGTTCAGGCAACCCGAAAACTTTATATAACCGGTCGTGCTTACTGTCCTGCCCCGGTAACCAGCCCGGCAATGTCGCGCGCGTGTATTGTTGCGCATTGACGGCTAACATCTGCTTTGCATTTGCTACGATTTCAGCCGGATTTCTCGTTTTGTCCATCTTTCTTGCTCCTGTGTGGAATGATTTATTTTAGCATTTTAGTGGTGATATGGCTTGCATGGTGTGAATAGTGACTATACTATGTATGTAATAGTTAAATAGATGGAGATACAACGTGGTAAATCTTGCATTACCAATAACCTACGCTGCTGACACACCAGAAATGAAGCGCATCGAATCGGAAGAGTTTCGCTCCATGCTGCTTACTTGCTTGCTGGCTGGTGAACTTAACACTGACAGGCCTAACACGGCGGTTCGTAGGGCTTGTGGCCATATGCTTAAACGCTTTCAAGGTGAGCGCACTAGAAAGATTCTAGTAGGAGCAATGTCTCAGGCGCTTCCGTTGGCTTATATCCATCGGTTGATTAAGATTGTTGAGTCTGAATGTGGAGTTAAATGATTATGTACACAGTAACGCAAGTAGTACGAGACAACAAACTAATGAAAGAACCTATATTGCACGGAAAATACCATACACTCAGCCAATCAGTTAACACCGCCAGTATGCACGGATTCAGTATTCTTTCATTTGATGCACACAACGTAACAATCATGAAAAATGCACAAGGTGACAGGGTTATTATTCAGGAGGTTAAGTAATGATTAAGAGTGGCATGAAGCGATGCATGAGATGCCGTGAAATAAAGGAATCGGAGTATTTCCGCGCAGGACAAGCATATTGGGCTGAGTGGTGCATGAAGTGCGAAGCAACGCCGTCAGGGCAAATACCAAAAATTGGGAATTAGAATGCCATCAAAGAAAGAAGTTCTTGCCGCAATCGCATCAGGCGAACTGCTAACGCCTGAATATCAAGATGCCTGCCGACAACGAAAAGCGGCTGTAATGCTTGAGCGTAATATGCGCGAAAAGCGTAATAACGAGTTTTACACGAAGCTATGGGAAGAAAACAAAGCTAAACGCGAGGCTGGCGATGTCAGTCCGTATGAAGGTAAAGAATCTGGCGAGTTTGTGGGGGATTAATTATGTATTCAGAACGCGACAAATTCGAGCGATGGTTTGCAGCAAAACATAAGTTATTCAATGTTGAGCTATCAAAACATCGCAGTGATTCAGTTCATTATGCGACATACCAAGGCAAAGCAAAATGCTATCTCGAACACGACTGGGAAGTTTGGAGAAATGCAAAGGCCGCTATTTAGCGGCTATCTTCTTCCTGATGGGCGGAATGCGCCATAGCTTTCTGCATTCAAATCAGCAAGCTCAGTCAACGCCCACACTAGCGCGTCAACACGGTTTGGTGATTTGCCGCCAGCCAGCCCGCTAACAGGGTCAAAGTCCATCATCTCTTCTTCTAAATCATGAAGCCCGCTTTCGTGCTTAACTAATCCCTGTTCATAGAGTGCAACCACTGGCTCGGCGCGTAAAACCTTACCCTTACTGGCATGAACTCGAATGATGCGCCCACTGAAACCTGACAAACGCAGGGTGTTTTCGCACATATCCCCGCCTTGGTTCGTCTCAATGACAATCGCGTCAGCATTTAATTCGTTATAGACATCAATCGCGGTAGTAGCCCAGTCCGTCGGGCTGCCGTGCCGTGTGCGGTCTTTGATAACCTTGTATTTATCATCGCGCGTCTTGGCTGCCGCTACTATGCCGTGAGCATCAGATGTCTTGGTGTTGCTTGCTGCTGGGTCGATAGCTACTACTATGCGCTCATCGCTAGCCACATCGATATCGTGAGATTTGCTAATGATGCGCTCAGGCCATAATGCCGTTTCTTCATCGCGCTTGATAGGTTTCTGCATGTACTGCGCCCAGAATTTACGGCGATGAGATTTAAGTGCAACCTCTTGTTCTGGGCCGTGTTTGATAGGCCATAGCCACCCATCTGGAAGGCCGTGCTCAATAGGTATGCCGTGCGTGTATTCTGCTGGATATGGCTCATCATTATTTATGATTACAGGCAAGTTTAAATGATGCCATTTCTCACCACTTCCGCCTCGCAGCAAGTAGCCTGATAGGTCATCCCAGTGTATGCGCTGCATGATGACGATTATCGGCACTGATTCAATCGCTAGGCGTGACGCGATAGTTTCGTTATATCGGTTGTTAACACCAGAACGCATCACCTCAGAATATGCGTCATCAGGTTTGACTGGGTCATCAATAATCAGCGCACCAGTGAAACCTTCTTGCATATGTCCAGCTCGAAATCCGGTAACCTGACCTGCAGATGATGTTGCATATACTCCACCACCTTGCTCAGTCCACCACATAGCCTTACTGTCTGCATCGTCTTTCAATTCAATCGGCCACATAGCCTGAAATGCTGGTGATTTTATTATTGCGCGACTAGTTGATGAGTTAAGCAGCGCTAAGCTATGCGAGTATGACAGATGAAGGAACTTTGCTTTGGGGTTTATCGCCAAGCCGTACGCCATCATGTTTATGGTGCATAATTCAGTCTTTGTGTAACCAGGCGGGACGTTGATTATCAGTCGATTTATCTCGCCTGTAAGTACGCGATTAAGCGCGGACATTATTGATGCGTGATGGTCGCCGATAAGCAACTTACTACCCATGCGCTGCTTAAAGAAGTAACGCATAAATAGCATTGGGTTTTGCTCTAACTGCTCACGTAGTAGGTGCTGTTCAAGTGTCGCCACTAAATATCAGCCTCATCAATCACGCGTTTTTTCATAGCCTCGAAATCTTCCTTGCTTAACTGAACTGATTGGATTGGCCCGCCATTTGCGCCGGTGTGCTCTATGACTTGCTTATCGAGTCCAGCAAGTTTTGCTTTGCTCATTGTTGCGGATACGGCGGCGCTAGTTTGCGGTGTTTCGCATGTCAGGGCGATAGTGCGCGCCTCTTCAAGCTCTTTTAGTAGTCCGTCTACGGTGATACCGTGCCGTTTAGCAACTGATAGTTTATACCTATCAATAGCGTCAATAATTTCTGTTTTAGTTAAGTTTTGTGAGGCCATTTCTTTGGCTGTATGCTCACTATAACCAGCCTCGATAGCCGCCTTTGTTCCGTTGTAACCATTTGAACAATAGGCACTTACAAACAGTTCCTGCTTTGTTGTTAATGCCATAAAACCTCCTAAAAATAAACTCAATTGTAACATTTTATCGGTGTTGTGTCGTTAAATTGCACACAATAAAAAAGCCGCTAAGTGCGGCTAGAATGTTTTTGCTTGTTCTTTTCTTCTGTTGGTTATCCACTCCATGTATGCGGTTATGTTTTGCTTTGGCATAACCGTTTCAGATAGTGATTTTTTAACGGCATCCTCATCGTAAGGATGAATACCTTCCGCCTTTAGTAGCGAAAGGATTTTTTCTATTCTTATCCTCATGACAGCATACTTTTAACTTTTGCGATGTTTTGCATGTGACGGGTAATCAATCCCTTGTTTTGCAGGTCATCAGAATATGAAAGCTCTTTGTTTAATAATTCTTCATGCTGTTTGATTGCTTTCTGTAAGCGCTCGTTACGTTGTTGGTTAGTCATTTTATATCTCCATTCGTTTCGCTATTTCGTTCGGCCTTATTGCCTCCCGATGAATTAATAATAGTATATACTACTTATCGGTGCAAGTTATTTTATCACTATTTATCAATAAATATTCCAATGCTGCCTTTTTGCTTCCGTGTATTTGCGCAAGCTCATCAAGTCTTACCATTGCCAGCGATGACAAGTACATCGGAGAAAGCCGTGGAAGTTCACGGCG